AGCCACTACAACAGTAAACGCGGATATCACAGCAGGTAGGTTTACAGTAGAGCTAGAATACTCAGTATATTAAGGAGGTCAACATGGCTGATGCAGTAGCCTCACAAACGATAATTGATGGCCCTAAACAAGTTGTAATGAAGTTCACCAACATAAGTGACGGCTCTGGCGAAAGTGCTGTAACTAAGGTTGATGTCAGTGCTTTAGCTAAAGGCACGGACGGAGCGACATGCACGGGGGTTTCTATTGAACAGATATGGTGGCAGTGCACAGGAATGCGAGTAAGTATTTTCTTTGACGCTACATCGGATGTTCTGGCGATACAACTTGGCGAGAACCAAAGTGGTCATCATAATTATACAGACTTTGGCGGTATCCCTAATAACGCGGGTAGTGGTAAAACTGGTGATATTCAGTTTACAACTGTTGGTCACGATAACACAGACACATACACTGTTATCTTAGCCATGCGTAAGAATTATGGCTGAGCGTAAGCGGGATAAACAACCACCTAAGACAAAGAAGTATTTCCGCTCCACTAAAAAGGGAGCGGGAATGACTAAAGCAGGTGTGTCTCGATATCGTCGAGAGAATCCTGGTAGTAAGTTAAAGACGGCTGTTACGAAGAAAAAGAACTTAACAGCTAAAGACAAGTCAAGACGTAAGTCTTACTGTGCTAGAAGTGCAGGTCAAATGAAGAAGTTTCCAAAGGCGGCAAAAGATCCAAACAGCCGTTTGAGACAAGCTAGAAGACGGTGGAGATGTTGATGAAAGAAGTAATAGTAGGTGTCACCACAATGGGAGTCTTTGGTGTTTTGTCTTGGATGGCAGTCACTTTAATCACTCTTGACAAAAGGACTGAGGTCATGTCCGTAAAAATTCAACAGAATAACGATATGCTAAAGCCTCTTTGGGAGGACTTTATTAGGAGGAGTGCAACGTATGGCAATAAGGAGATCAAACATGGCGAAGCAAGTGTCAAAGTCTGGAAGTAAAAAAGATGCGTGTTACCATAAGGTGAAATCTCGCTATAGGGTTTTTCCTTCAGCGTACGCTTCCGGTGCCATTGCAAAATGTAGAAAGGTTGGAGCAGCCAATTATGGAAAGTCCACAAAAAAGAAAGCTATGGGTGGAACTATAGAGGCAGATCAACCAAGAAAAAGACCTTTACCAACAGGGTATAAAAATGGTGGTAACATTATTATTGCCAGAGGCTGTGGTATGGTCGAAGGAAAGAAGAGAAAGAAAACTGTGTTGGCATAATGGCTGTTCGTAAGACAAAAAAGGGACTTGCCCTCAAGAGATGGTTTAAAGAGGACTGGAAAGATGTTCGAACAGGTAAGGCGTGTGGCAGACAAAAAGGAGAAAAGAGGGGTACTCCCTATTGCAGACCTTCTAAAAGGGTAAGCAAAAAAACCCCTAAAACGGCTTCCGAGATGACGGCTTCTGAAAAAAGAAAAAGGATATCTCAGAAGAAGAGAATTGGTCAACCTGCGGGTAAACCAAGAAGAGTGCAATCATTAAAGAGGAGAAAAACAAAATGATTCGACAAAGAAAAAAAATGGCTATGAAGAAAAAGGGCGGTCGTATTGCTATGAAGAGTAAAGGCGGTCGTATTGCTATGAAGAGTAAAGGTGGCAGAATCGCTATGAAGAAAAAGGGCGGTCGTATTGCTATGAAGAATGGTGGTGCTGCTATGACTGTAGCAGCGGCAAAGAAGTTGCTCATCAAGAACGGCTTTACAGTAACAAAGAAAAAGAAGTAATGAATGGCTTATTTACAAAGCAACATCCCACACTTCAAGTGTTGGGTGCGGAGAGAATATACTCACAATCACGAGAAATATCATGGGGAATTTCTACACGCTATGGCGATTGCAGTTACAACCATGCCGAACAGATGTTTAAGTTTTCAAATTGTTTTCACTGGATGTGAAGTAGATGATGAAGAAGACGCACAGAACGTACATGGAGGAGCGATGTGGGCAAGGATGCCTATAACAGCCTTGGCAGGAGACTTCGATTTTGAAGAGTTTCCACAGCCGATGCCTACATATCTAGCACAACCTTGGGATTGTGCCTCACATCACCATGCGGTATATACTCTTGATAGAGCAACACCATGTCCTTGGATGGCAAAAATAGGAACAGAATTTGTTCCTGCAAAGTATTTGTTTACCGTGGATTATACAGACAGCGAGATAGCAGATGACCCCGCACAGCATAAACAGAGTCATGTTTTGCAATTACTAGATGCAGATGTCTATACGGGTAATATTGTAGCTTTACCTAACAATCGTGTAAGAGTTACGCATCCTGCTTGGTTTGAAACGGGTGAAGGTCCTCCAGACTTTAAACCGTCTCAGCATATACACTACTCAAAGTCTGATCTTGATTATGTATTGGACGTTAACCAAATTTTTGATAATATGTACGCGAGTGATGAAGGGGACAAGTAAATGGCAACATCTAGCTCTAGAGATTTTGATCTTGACGTAGCTGAAATTATTGAAGAAGCCTATGAACGATGTGGTCTAGAGGTTAGGACGGGATATGATGCCAAGTCTGCTCGACGATCTCTTAATCTTATGTTTGCAGATTGGGCAAACAGAGGATTAAATTTATGGACTGTGACACAAGCGACACAGTCTTTAACCTCTGGAACAGCAACGTATACCTTTACGAACAATTTTACTGATCTTTTGGATGTGGTTATAAGGGACTCAAATAGCACAGATTTTTCTATAACAAGGATTTCTAGGAGCGAATACTTAAACATCCCCAATAAAACCTCGACGGGTCGTCCTAGTCAGTTCTTTTACGATAGGCAAGTGACTCCTACAATTAATTTGTGGCCCACACCAGATTCGTCTAATCTCACTTTGGTATACTATTTTGTTAATAGAATACAAGATGCTGACACACTTCAGAACACGACGGATGCTCCCTTTCGTTTTCTTCCTTGTATGGTAGCGGGTTTAGCGTATTATATTTCGTTAAAGAAAGCTCCCGAAAGAACACAGCTACTAAAAGTTGTGTATGAAGAGGAGTTTCAACGAGCGGCAGATGAGGATGAAGATAGAGTATCTCTTAAATTACAACCTAGTATACAGTATTTGAGGACAACGTAATGCCTAGATACGCATCAAATAGAAGAGCTTACGGAATATCTGATAGGTCTGGTTTTCGTTATCGTCTACGAGACATGCGTATGGAATGGAACGGATTGCTTGTTGGTAAGGACGAGTACGAAGCAAAGCATCCTCAATTAGATCCTTCTAGAATCATAGCTGATCCTCAAGCATTAAGAATATCACGACCAGACACAGCAGAAGAAACAACAGCTTTTGTTGTGTATACGAACTCTGGAGACGGTATTATAGGATTTAAAATGGACACATTTGAGGCAACAGCAAGTCTTGGAACGGTGACGGTGACAACATCATGAGCTTTACATTTGCAACATTAAAGACAGCTATTCAAGATTACACAGAAAACACAGAGACGACTTTCACAAATCATCTTTCTGATTTTATAAAAGGAGCCGAAGAGCGTATATTTAAAACGGTTGATTTAGACTTCTTTAGAAAGAATGTAAGTGCTTCTACTACCTCTAGTAATAGATTTCTAGCGGTTCCTAGTGACTATCTAGCTTCTTTTAGTTTGTCCGTCACGAGTTCTAGTAATAAAAGTTTTTTATTACAAAAGGACGTAAACTATATCGAAGAGTATAATCCAAATGCGTCCACCACGGGAGTACCACAGTATTACGCTCTGTTTGATGTAGAAAACTTTATTTTGTCACCTACACCAGATCAAGCGTATTCAGTAGAACTTCATTATTACTTTAGACCAAACAGCTTAACTGCGGGATCGGACTCTGGAACCACCTGGTTGAGTACAAACGCTCCTTTTGCTATGCTGTATGGAAGCTTGATTGAGGCGTATGTCTTTATGAAAGGTGAACCAGACGTAATGAAAATGTATAACGATAGATTTATGGAGTCGTTACTAAGATTAAAAGAGTATGGAGAGGCTCGTGAGAATGCTGATGCGTACAGAAGAGGACTACCAGAAAGGCCCAGAACATAATGCTTATGGAAATGAAAAAAGAACCGATAGTCGAGGTTCACACCTCTGACAATAGAGGGTTCACTCCAGAAGAGATAGCCAAAAGATGTGTTGATAAAATAGTAGAGGTGGGAGATAACGCTCCTCCCGTTATACGCGACCAGGCGAGAGCGTTTAAAGATCATTTAGAGAAAGTTATAGCGTTTTATATGAAAGAGGCTATAAACTCTGATAGAGTAACAGTGTATAATGCAATTAAGGACGCGGGGTATGAT